TTGCGTGTTGGCTTTAGCATCTTTCTTAACAACCTTCATCTCATTTGGCTTGTCGTTAAGATTGTTTTTCTTAACATCTTTCATTTCGAGATCCTTATCCATTTCCTTGACGGCCTTAAAGTTTGCAAGCTGCAAATCTTTGTAAGCATCAGGATCTTTCAGGATAGTATCAACGACTTTCTTTCTAGCCTTAACGTAATTCTCGTCAGTAATCTCTGGCATCTTAGCAAGCTCAAATTGAATGCCATGATAAACCTGGTAGTAGTTTAGGTGATCGATACCTCTGTAGGTGTCGTTTTCGGCGTTTGGATTATGACCGTAAACACCTTCAGGCTTTTTAGCTTCAGCTAAAGATTGCAACCTATCTTTTGACATTTGACTAAAATTCTTTTTCCTGTATTGCAATGCTTTCAAAGCCATGGTTCTATAAGGTTCCAGCCACTTCATATATACTTCAATATCATCGGGAACATAATCGACTTCGTATTTTATGAAATCAATTATCTTATTGTACTCAGTAGATTTGTTTTCGGATAAAATACGCTTTCCTTTTAGGATTCTTACGGAATCGTCAAAAGAGGTAGTAGGTGAGATATGTTGTGGAAACTGCATACGTACATTACGCATGAAGTTGCTCTTAGACATCTTACCCTCTAACAGGTCTTGGTATTGAGCTTGAATATTTTTCATAATAATAAATAGTTATGACTCAGTATAAGTAATCCATAAGCAAATCGTATACTAGATCAGAATCACCGTTTAACTCATCTATTTCTTCCTCAGTCATTGGTCTGCCGTCTATATCCGCGCTAACAACATATGCATCAACGTAATCAGGGTAGTCGTTATGATCTATTCCGTCAAAAGTAACGTTTGTGATCTTACCTGTATGTAGATCGCTTTTCTTGATAAATTCTGGTGTATCAGATAGATCAAGCTCTTCTTTTAACAGTCCGGCAATTTTTTTCAGCCGGTTGATTTCACCAAGAAATTTTTTAGTACTCATAATGCTTAAGGTTTTCTTCCTTGCCCGCGATATTTTTTAGGCCGCGGACTGTGTTTGTTAAAACTTTTCTGAGCAGAACCTGCTTTTCTTTTGCCAAAACTGATCTTTCTTAATTCACTACCGCCTTTTCCTTTTGCCATATACCTTATTTTAAATCTCTAGTTTTTGTATACACTTCTACTACTTTTGAATTGATTTTCTCAAAGATCTTTTTAGTGTTATGCTTATATTCAAGAGCGTTTTCACCTTCAGTTAATTCATTTCTCATTTGCTGAGCGAATTCTACAAGCCTGGATACTTCTTCTAATTTCTTATGAATGATTTTTACCGCCTCGTGCATCTGCTGATCCTTAGGACGAATGGCAGTTTGCTTTTTAAACTGTGAATATGCACGAGATTCGTTTATGTACTCTCTTAGAGCCTCACCGTATCCTGCAGTACAAGTCTCTAAATCCTGTGGTTTAACAATTAGACCTTGTTGGTGACAGCCTTTCATATAATCTACATAATCGTTTCCGTATCCGTAATGCTTTGCTAGCTTTAATACATACTCTTTTACTTCATCCCAGGCAGGAGTTTGACCTTCTTTCCAAAGCATCTTAACCTGTACGCCCTTTATCTTTTTTCCGGCCTCTTGAGCACTTGGTGCCTTAGTAAAACCAACGCTACTATATGCACTTAGGTTTTTAGCACCCTGTGAAGTAGTCCTAGCAGGTGATCCGGCAAGACGCGGTGCATCTTCTTTGATCTTTTTCTTTCGCGTACCGGCAAAGTATTGTTCTCCTTCAGGTCCGCCGCTGACTGTTGCTCCGTTAGTTACTCCACCGCCTGTTGTACTACCCCCACCTCCTGCAGGTGCTGCTGCTCCTCCATCTTCATCTAGCTTAAATCCCTTGATAATCTCTCTAACCATTGCTACTGCTTCGATTCGAGTTAAACCAAAAGACATAGCTTTTTCGATCATCGCCTCAATAAACTTCTCATCGAAAGGTAGATCTTCGTCAGGCAGATCTTTTAAATCTTCTAATAAGAATTGCGTAGCAAATTGATTATTCATTATTTGATGGCTTTGAGCTCACTGATCAATTCATAGTACTGCATTAAGCCGATCAAAACCTCGTCCTTGATTGAATCATTTGGACCAAGGGGCTTAATAAAATTTAAAACTTCATTCAGTTTTATTTTAAGAACCTTATCTCCGACGTTAGACTTTAAGCCTACGAGCTCGGTTTTGACTTCGAGTAGTTTAATATTGAGATAGGTTCTTAGTCTCTTAGTATCAGAGACGTTATTAATATATTCTTTGAGTAAATCTTTTTGTTCTAGAGAAAGACTAGCGTATTTTTCATTAAACTTCTCAACTAGTATCTTATAGGCAAGGATTCTAATTTCTTTATCCTCTCTCATAAACGCTTCAACTACCTTAGAAGCTACTTTTCTCTCAGTTAAAGACTCTTTAGTAATGTACTCAAGGAGAGTAAGCTTATTTGTTACAAGCTGCTTAGTATCTGAGAACTTTTTGGTAAGTTGATTTTCAATAAGAGTATATACTGAAGCATAAATCTTATAATTATTTATTTTGGCTTTAAAAAAATCATCTAAATCGTAATGTTTCTTTACTTCTTTAATGAGATTATACTTTTCTTTATCTAATTTAACTCTATCAAGCTTTTTTGCTTGCTCAACTATAGTATTAATTAGTATTTCAGCTTTAGATTCAGAAAGTTTTGGTGCACTAGCAACAGAATTATAAAGGTTATACTCTTTACCTAACTCTGTGCCTGTGAAGTATTTCTTAAAAATCTTAACAGCTTTTGGATCTTTATTAGACATTAAATCTGAAGTAGATTGACGTACTAAAAGCTCAAATAAAATCCCTGTATTTTTGTATTTGCTATGTTTAATCATCGCTAGTTAGCTTACTAATAAATATCGACGTATCAGATTAAATCTGAATCAGGTCTAATACGTGATTCATCAAGCAATTCGCTTTTTTTATCATTTTCATATATGTTAACTCTCTTGTTCTTCTTAAAAGATTCAAATGCAGCTTTATTGGTTAGATAAGTAGCTACGGTTGTATTTTTACCCTCTCTAAGTGAAAGAGGGCTTCCGCCTGTAAATTTAGCTTTTAATCCATCTTCGCCGGAGATCGATTTAGATTTGAGATCGTATACCCCCATTCTGTCTCTGCCTAGTGGATCTTCTGAAGTATTTATAAGAGATACTTTATTTGCAGGGCGTCCGGGTAATTTAACAGGTTCGCTAGGGTTAGTTTCATCATAACCTTGCGGGACGTTCTGACCTGAAAGCGGTGCAGTACCGTATCCGCCATACATTGAAGCGATTTGATGTGGTGTACCGTAAGCCTGGCCGCTTTCAGCAGGATCATTGCCTTCTTCTTGAATCTGCTTAATACGGAACATTCTTTTTTTATCTTCTACTATTAAATCACGATATTCATCAAACTCCTCTTCAGAGAAGTGAAATAATTTGTCGTATATCCAGTCAGTAGGTAAAAAACTAGTCTCCATCATTTGACTGGCTAGATCCATTTTTTCTTTCATCAAGGCAATTCTTTCTTGCTCGTAGATAATTGAAGGAGTAGTAAGACTTAATTCAAAATTAGTCAGCGACTCATCGTCGTATCCATGTGCGTAAAGATGTACTAATGCTATCTTTGTCAATTCTGAAAGAACAATACGCTGGATTCTTTCAATAGTACGTGCAAAGCGAATATCTTCAGCAGCCAATGTTGCTTTACCTGTTAAATCTTTTTCATATCCAAGGAATGCTTTAGGTATTTTAAGAGCTGCAAATAATTTGTTAAGTAAGTAATTAATATCTTCAATACCGTTATACTCCAGAGGTGGTGCATTATCAATACGTGTAGAGGAGTCGTTACCGCGTACAGGTATAAAGAAATCTTCGAGCATGTTTTGAACGTTATAGTTCAAATTATACTGTCCTGTTTTTTGATCAACAAGAGGAGTTTTTTTCATCTTATTAATCATACGCTGCATATAATTTTCAACCTCGTTTGGAGGTATAGCTCCAACATTTACGTAAAAAATACGGCGTTGAGGAGCACGAGTAAGACGATGAATCATCATCGCATCTTCCATTAAAATATATTGTTTATATAATCTACGTCCTGGCTCTAGGTAAGAGCGACCGTAAGGTAGATAGTTTACATCACCAATCAATCTAAGGTGAGCCATTTCGTAATTATAAAACGTTATACCTAAATCAGTATTCTGATATGATGTAGAATATCCTGCAGTAGCTCCTAATGCAGCAGTAGGGTCATATTTAAAAATTACTTCAGAAGGATTAGAAGGATTTGTACCTTCAAGACGTACAATATTATAAGCGGAAAATGGAATTACATTATAAACTCCGTACTTTTCGGCAACTTCTAACTTTAGAAAAAAATCACCATACTTACACATATTTCTAATCCAGAACCATAGATTAAACTCAATGTTTAGTATATCATAGAAAAGGCTATAGAGTATCTTTTGAATGTTTTCATCTGATGAACGTATTTGAATTACATCTCCTTGAGAGTTTTTAAGAGTACACTCGTCAGAGATAATATCTAAAGCTGAGGCAATAATAGGATCAGTATCCATTGCTTCATAATCGGCGTAAATCTGTACCCTGGCGCTTTGATAATTCTGCGAAAGGTTTAAGTTTACACCGTAAGAGGTAGAGGTAGTATAGATACGATTGAATCGATCTACTAATGCATTAGTTTGAAGTACGCCATCGACCTGGATCTGATCGATATCGACTGTCTTGAGAGTACCGCCGTCGTTTCTGATGATAACATCAGTGGAAAACAAGCGTTTAAGTGTTGAAAAAAGGTTCCTTTGTGGTTGTTGATCTGCCATATCTAATAAATATCTTTATCTTATAAGCCACCCGATATCTTCTTGTTGACCGTTGACGGTCATTTGCCATGGATTCTGTTGTTTTGAACCGTTATTTTGAGTATAAATTTGAAAGCCTGATTGAGTTCTTGTATAGCTGTTAAGACTTGCATAGGCCAGATCCATAGCTGTTTGACGGAAACGTATTGCTGTATCACGAAGAAATAAGCCTATACCGAAAGACATTACCAAGTCATCGTTATAACCTTGCAAGGCCTGCGCTTTACCGTTTTTCCAAATAAATACTCGCCATTCATCAAGCAGTCTCTGGGATCTTATAACTATACTTTTTTCTTCGACAAAGGATCTTGCTTTTTCAAGTACAAGAGGTCTAGTTCTTTGATTCATACTGAAACCAGGTACCATTCCGTCACCTCTATCAAATTTCTCAACATAGAGTTCAATTTGTGTACCTATTATTTCTGATTTCGGCGCATGATAAAGATTAGGATATCCCATTTCATCAATAGTAGTTACAACGTCCCATCCAATATTAGCATTTTCTACTACAAGCATTGCATTATTCCATTCGATAGCAACAGAAACTAACTTACGAGCAAAGTCTTTAGTACTTAACTGGTCTTTAAATTCAGCTACCTGGGTCATAGTATCAGTTTCTATAACATGAAATGCTGAATAGTCTAATCCATCACCACGTGCTACGTCAGCTACTACCATGTAAGTAGCCATCGAATTAGGATAATCCCATAGCCAGTACGATTGGTTCATGTCTCGCCTTTCAAGTGGCTCCCTTACCGTATTTAATTGATACCAGTTTAAAGTTTCAGGTTCAAGGAATGTATTACCCGAGGTTGTAAAGTCACAATCGCACTCTTGAGCTGCATTTCTTTTACCGAGAGTTGCTTCTTGTTCATCGCGCCATTCTTGATTTCTTTCCGGGTGTACGGTCCATGGGAGAGCGATGGGTGTAAATTTATTTTCGCCGTTTTGTGCACGAGAAAACTCTTTATGAAACCAGTTACCAACACCGTTTGGCGTAGATAGTGCTAAACACCGGCCACCGGTAGCAAGTGTCTGTTGTGCTGCTGTAAAAATGTCTTCAATTCTATCTATAAATGCTGCTTCATCGATTATAAGTAATGATACTGCTTCAGAACGTGCGCTATCTGTAGCAGCTGAAACGGCTTTAATTTGAGATCCGTTTTTTAAACGCAAACTCAAACGGTTATGTTCAAGCACCGGCATTTGCATCCAGGTAGGAAGATTATCGTAAGCAAATCTTACTTTTGTAACCATGTTTTTTGCTGTAGCTTGCGTAGTTGCTAAAACAAGAACGTTTTTATCTTGCTCAAATAACATCATCCATAATGAAAAAGCAGAGGTTAGAGTTGAAATACCTAACTGTCTGGACTTGTTAATGATTGTATAATCATGTCTTTGAAATAATCTCAGTACTTTTTCTTGGAAAGGATAAAGGTTAAAAATCATTCTACCCCTAGTAGGATGCTGAATAGTATAATACTTCTTCATGAAGTATACAGGATCTTGCTTACATCTTATAAGTTCCTGTCTTATAGCATCGCTAATTGCTGCTCGTTGACTCATATGTACTTTTAGATATCGTCTTCGTCACTATCACCAATAACCGGATCTAATTGTCTCTCGATATCAAATCTCAATTTTTTAATTTGGTTAGGTATATTACCAATAGCAGCTTTATATTGATCTAATTTTAACTGTCCGCTCTTATATTGCATTATTAGTTTATCTTTTATATCTTCTAGAGATTTTAACTTAAGTTCTTTTTTATGTAAGCTACTAGTAGCTCTATCGATTTTATTAGCATCAGTTGCAGACGGACCATCATCTACATCTTTTCTAGTACTGTCAAGAGGGTCTCTTTGTGGCCAAGGTATTTCAGAGCCTGTAAAACTACTTACTTTTTCCTGCCTGTAAGGATGATTGCTATCTGGATCAAACATTTCTTCATCTCCTTCTTCAGCACCCATAGCTACTTTTTCGGCATCAGTCTTAGTCTCGGCATCTTCGTTAAGACGAGATCTTTTAGTTAATTTATTCTTTACCAAGAATTTTTGTATATTAAATACCATGGTAACGTTTATTAATAAATAGATTATAACTGTGAATCAAAAGATATATCTGCAGGTGTTATAGTCTTCTTTTTTGTAAGCTTTTCTTTCCATTCAGCTTTAGAATATTTAATGCCGTACAGGTAATACTCGGGAGCTTTATTATCAGTATCAGGAAAAACTAATGCAGGACCATCGACGGAATGCATTTTATTAGCTTGGCCTTCAGATTCAAGATAGCTTATAGTTTTACCACAAACTGTATTTATTGTCCTAGTAATAATTCGTGTTTTCATATATGATTTTCTTATAGTATAAGAAACAAGTTTTAAACTAACAACAAAAAACCCGGCTTTTTTAACCGGGCTTTATATTAAGCTTCTGTTTCTTCAGCTTCAGCTTCAGCTGGGGGTGTTTCTTCTTCTTCTACTTTAGGTTCACCAGCTACCTGTTCTTCTCCTTCAGGACCCTTAGTCTCAATAGGATTACCAACGGCTAAAATACGTGCAATTGCATTCGTGGCCCTTTCTCTTTCACCAATTGTCTGTAGGTAAAACTTCTTTCCTGCTACTGTAGCCTCGTAGACCTTACCCAGGAATGTAAGCATAAAGCTCTGTCCATTATGAAGAACAATTTTGAATGTAGTAGGTTTTGGTGCTATAATATAAATGCCTGTAATGTAGTCCTTATAGGCAGAGGACATTAGCATTTCTAAGGTCTTACGAAGTGTGGGATACTTCTGTAAAATAAAGTCAATAGGATTATCTTCAAAAGATTGAACTTTTGGTTCCATCCTCTCTACTTCGTTAAGTATTAATCTTCTTATAATTTCTCTATTTGTCATATTATTATTGAAATATAACGAATTCGTAGGCATCGCTTACTCCCATTGATAATTTAGCTTCCATACCTTCAAGTCCATATTCTTGAGCAGGATATGCAACTGCAGTCTCGTAGTCAAAGTGGACACCTTCTTCTTGTTGAGTATCTTTTATTTTTTGTAGCTTATTTACTAATTCTGTAGGATTAGCTCTGCGAGGCTCGTCAGCATAGTGGCCTGACGTTTCAACAACGACTACAGGCGTGTTCATATCAATACCGGCTTTTTGAAAAGCCTCTTGTACTGATTCAGGATCTGTTTCAAAATACTCTTTCAAAATACCTGCAATCTTTTGCAGTTGACGTACTTCGTTTAGTTGTGTTTTCTTTTTCATTTTTTTTATTCAGTCTATATTGCTATAAAGATCATCCCGGTAGGAATCGAATACATCACCCATTGTATTTTCAATAAAACTATCAATAGTCATTCTACCGGTAGTCAAATCAGCAAGAACGTTAAGTACTGTTTCCGGCTGTACTTCTATCATCGTCTCCCAATACTTTCTTACATGTTCTTCGGAAGGCTTCTGATAGTCTTCTTTCAAAATACCAGCAATCTTCTGCAGTTGACGTACTTCGTTGATTAAATTTTTTTTCATTGTTTTTTTTAAGATAGTAAATGATGAAACTCTTTAAAATGTTTTATACGATCATCAAGGCCAATGGTACCTCCGTTAACAAGTTTGGTTGCTTTAGTTACTACTGCATCAGTTGCACCTTGATCGGCTACAGCATTTAGCTTACGGCTATTCCAATACCAGGCTGCAGATAATAACGGATACTTTGTTGCAACTAGATCAGGATTAGCTAAAATATCAACACCGATTGCTTTACCAAATGCTGTATAGTTATCTTTACCAGTCAATTGAATGTATCCGCGTCCACGAAATTTATATCCGTCTCCGCTTGCTTTATCTCCATTTCCCATTCTACTAGCGTATACTAAGTTGGCGATTTTTTCTGGTTTGCGTTCATAGAGGAGAGCGGTAGCGTCATCGGTAAAATATTTTTTAAATATAGAACGTAAGCCTTTAGCGCTATAGTTTAAATTTTCCTTTACTACTTTAAAACCACCGGATTCATGGCCGCATTGAGAAAGAAAATGTGCAAGACGCAAAGGAGTGTTAATAGCAAATTTTTCTCCTACTTCAGGAATTTGGGCTATTACAGTGTAGGGAACGTGTCCTTTTAATTTATCGAGGTTCATATTTTATTTAAATACTGGATGATTATAAATCCAATGTTTTATAGCTTCACGGTCTTCAGGTGTTAATTCGTAATTATGTAACTTTTTTATTGCAACGGCTGCAAGATCTATTGCTTCGTCTTTTGTGAAAGCGCGACGTGCAAAAAAATCTGCAGTTTCAATCGCATCCTTCATGATTGTTCTTTTCGAAACATCTTCATATAATATGGAAGAAAGCTTTATCATTATTTAGGCTTCTTACCTGCTTTTTGCAATGAAATCGCAATAGCTGCTTGTTGGGCTCTACTCTGTGCTTTCTTTTCTTCTAATCCATACCCTGGACCTGGTTGTTCCATGCGACTAGATTCACCTGCTAAGTACTCAGATACTGAATGCATATAATCGGCAGCTAGTGAAATGTATGCCGATACCCATCCCGGTAGGTTATCTCCTTCACCGACCATAGAATTGATCTTAGAGGCATTAGAGATCATATCTCTTAATTCGTTCTTAGCCATACCGGCTTCGTGATCATGACCGTGATTCCAATCACGACCACATTCGTTGCATTCCGGAAGTAGATGTTTTAGCTTTATCATTATCGTGATGCATTTAGTATGTCTTGTTCGCGAGCTTCGTTACCTTTAAGATCGAAATAATGCGTATATCCTTCATCTCCAGGCTCATTGAGAGATTCGATCCACTCCATCCCGCTTATTCCATATCCGCCTCTAAACTTTTCTATGGAAATTACTTTACCGCCTTCAGGATCTTCTCCGCCTATCTTAAAACTCAACCCGTTCGGAAAAGTTATATCTCTGAGATATTCGTACTCTACGTTACCCTGCGGCATCTGTATTGCACTTCTAGTTCCTACCTTACTAGCTAAATCGCGCCAAAAGCTATCGTAATCGAAGTCGTTTTCTTCTTTTAAAATACCGGCGATCTTTTGCATCCGGCGAATTTCGTTTAGTGTCTGTTTTTTCATATTTCGTTAAAAGTTAACGTGATGTCACCGCCTTGTTCGAATTCATTCCAAGCAAGAAGGGTTTCACCGCCGTTTTGAGATTGTGTCCAAGATTTACCATTTGCTACTGCAACCATTTGTATTGTTTGATCATCTTCTGCTTGCCATCCTCTATCTACATACACTCCTGCTTCAGGTCCAAAAGACAAATTACCTTGCATATAAAATTCTCCCTGTATTTTCCAGAATAGGAGAGATTTAGTATTATGCACTTCTTCCGAACTCCAACTAGTCTGTTGGTTGGCACCAATGGATATATTTCCAGGACCTACACCATCTATAGTCAATCTATAACTAGTATTATTAATGATTGTTACGTTGGCTTGCCACATAGAATTCGTTTTGTCTATATAAATAGTTAACAGTGATAGTTTAAATAGCGTTGAAGGGCTTTTGCGTAGTGAGTCCCTTTGTCTTTTAGCTTGGATTTAGCCGATCTTACTCTAGAACATGATAGATTTCCAAGTCTTTTCTTAAGGATTCCAGGTTTAACTGGGTCATGAATCCCTTCCATAACTTGAGTTTTCATCCAATCCGGTAGTCCACTCCATTTTGTTTTTAGCGAGCTTTTTCCTCCTTCAAACCATTCGGGAGCATCTGTGTAGTAGCCTCCTATTTTCTTGTACTGTGATTTGATTTTTTTTTCAGGGGTTATTTTTAGTGCATCCTTTACTCCTGGAAATTGATTGGCAGTAAAATCAATACCATATCCATCTACGATCGCAAATATATGTGAATCTCCGTTGCCGCTTTTTCCTTTTAGAGCAGGATTTTTTTTAACTACTTCTTTTGCAGGAGGTGCAAGAAGTAATACGTCTGGTTCAAAGCCTTTATTCTTCTTAGCCCAATTTGCGAATTTGTAAGTAGATTTTTTGCAGTCATCTTGGCTATCGTAACTCTCAGAAGACATAAATTCGTTAGCAAGCTTTACGGCCTTATTGCTTTCTTTAACTTCGTTCAATATATTTATTAGCTTAATCACTTTTATTCTTGATAAGCAGTTCACCTAATACTTCGATTTTACCTACTAATTTTTGAAACTCTACTTGCTGAATTTTGATATCGCCTTTTGTTGCTTTGTGCAACCGTTCAACAAGTTCGTGATATTCTTTTCTTGCTTTTTCAAAATCCATCTTACCTTCTGCTGCTTTTTTATAGTAAGGTAATTTTACAACAAAGTGGTGATAGGTCAGCATAGAAAAGCCGCCTTTCTCTTTAGCGTTCTTTGCTATCTTTTCGGCACCCTTTTCTCTGGTTTCAGCAAATTCTTCAAGAGGTTTTTTCTCTTCTTTTGCTTCTGTTAAAATGTCTAGTAGTTTTATCATTTGAATACTGTTTTAGGTAAATCTTGTCTTCTTTGAGAAAACCAAGTTCCTTTTTTTGTATCTTTTAAATACTCTTCTCCCATGTATTTTTTTCTTTTAGTTATTTTTAATATTTTTCCTTGAAATTGTTCAAAAGTAGGATCTATTTTGTCTCTCTCTTTTGTTTCAATCCAAGTGTGTTCAAATCTCCCTGCTGTTGTATTTACGTATCCTTCTATAACATAGAAAGTGTCCAATAAAGACGGATTTTGTTTCTCTATTTCTAATACAAACAATTCAGCAAAATGAACACAACTACCAAATCTACTACAATTCATTTTACTTGTTATTTCATCTGCTATTTTTTGTAAGGACGGAGTTATATTCTCATTTAATATGTCGATTAGCTTTATCACTTCGTTTTCCCCCACGTTTTACCTTTGCCTGGACGGCTACATTGAGATGGTGTTGGGCGGCAGGATGGATATTTAGCACGTTTTTCTCCCTTCTGTCTTCCGCAGGCTTTGCATTTCTTTTTACCTGTCTTTGGGTCTTTACGGCATGTATTACAATCCACCCACCCCTTTGCTCCACCAGATCCGCCTTGTCTTGAAAACCATTTATGA